GGATTAAATGTTCCCTGTGGTTGTCAGCAAAGAAAAGAAAAGTTAAACGAATTATTTCCATATAATAAGTAATTATGGCTTTTAAAATGAAAGGTGCCCCTTACTTTGACACCAACACTCCAATATACAATGTTGATATGGAGGACGGTGTTCTTGGTAAAGCTAACAACAATGGTACTATAGTTTTAAATAACAAACTCACAGACCCAGAGCAAATACAGGACGTTATAGACCACGAAATGGTTCATATCGACCAAATGAAAAGAGGTGATCTGGATTATGACGATAAAAATGTATATTGGAAAGGTAAAACAATTCCAAGATCTAGTATAAAAGAAGGTTCAGCTGCTTTAGCCTGGGAAAAAGAAGCATACAATAAAACAAAAAAATAGTATTATGGGTTCATTTATGAGTAAACACTCTGCTGCGGCAAGAGAAAAAAAGGCACTATTAGGTAGTATGCCTATAGACAATAAAGCTAGCGCTTTAAATTACAGCGGTCCTGGCGACAAAAAAAAGCCAGCTAAAGACGCTTCTATGGAAGAAAAAAGAGCTTATTTAAAGTCTAAAGGAATAAAAACTTACGGCGGTAAACAGGGAAAAGACAACTACATTGCTGAAGTAAGACGCAAACAAGCTGAAGCTGGAATCAAACCAGAAGAAAATAAATTCAAAAAAGGATCTGTTGATCCTTTCAGTGGAGCAAAATTTTAAAAAATGTGGAAGATACTACTCAGCCTTTTCAAAGGAGGTGATGGTAGAAAATCTGTAGCTGGTAATTTAGCTTGGGATATTCGAGAAGCCATCAAAGGTAAAGAATTAGATCCTGAAAAATTAATAGAATTACAAACTAAGATTAATATGGTTGAAGCCTCGCATCGAACACTGTTCGTTGCAGGCTGGAGACCTTTTATAGGTTGGATCTGTGGCGTTGCATTAGCTTATAATTTTGTTATACGTGATTTATTTATATGGGTAACAAAAACAACAGATGCTCCGCCTCCATTGCAAATGGAACATTTAATGACAGTGCTACTAGGAATGCTCGGGCTTGGTGGCTTAAGAACATACGAGAAAATAAAAGATAAAGTAAAATAATTAAATTTAATCAAATGAGTAAAGTAAAAGAACTAAAGACAGACGTAGTAAAAAAAATCACTGATGAGCAATTAGAAGTGGTTAAAAAACACCAGCAAGACTTAAACAAGTCATTAACAAACATTGGGTTTATTGAAACTCAAAAGCATTCATTGCTTCACGAGTATGCTGGGTTAGTTGAAGATATTGAATCTTACAAGAAAGAGTTAGAAGATCAATACGGTGCTATCAATATTAATATTGAAGATGGTACCTATACTGATATTAAAAAAGAGGAATAGTGAGTAACGTCATTAGAAAAATCAGCATAGGTTCTGATTACAAAAATGACGCTATGCATTATGCTGTATCTCAGCAGGTATATGGAGGACATACTATTTCAGCTATTATTTTTGAAGAGTCTGAACAGTCTTACAATATATACATAAAGAAAAACAATGAAGTATTGCCTTGGAAAAAGTTTAACCGAAATATGGCAATATCAGTTGAATACGATTTAGAGTATTAATGAATAGTGTTTACGAGTTTATAATTAAACCTGTAGGAAATAGATATAGCAATGAGTTAACTGTTGGTGATAAAAAGCTAATAGTTAACTCTAGCATATCTAATCATAAGTTTGTCAATAGAGAAGCGGAAATAATTGCACTGCCTTTAGCTTTTAAAACTAAATTAAAAGTAGGTGATAAGGTGGTTGTTCATCACAATTTATTTAGAAGATACTATAACATGAAAGGAAAGTCTGTTAATAGTACTAAATATTTTAAAGATGATTTATATTTCGCGTCTCCGGATCAAATATATATGAAAAGAACAAAAGACTCATGGGAAACTTTAAATGAATACTGTTTCATTAAACCTGTGGTCGATAAGAGCTCTTCTAGTTTAAAGAAACTAAAAGAGTGCATTGGTATAGTAAAATATAGTAATAGCACCTTAGAAGCTCTTAAAATACATAAAGAAGATTTAGTTGTTTTTAAGAAAAATAGAGAGTTTGAGTTTTTAATAGACAATGAAGTTTTTTACTGTATGAAATCAAATGATATTTTATTAAAACATGGACGTAAAGGAAACGAAACTGAATATAATCCAAGCTGGGCAAAAAGCAGTTGAGGAACTAATAAAGGTAGCAAAAGAAAAGATCGTTGACTCAGAAGATGATATTTCAGCTGACAGACTTAAGAATGCTGCCGCTACTAAAAAATTAGCTATATTCGATGCTTTTGAAATACTTACTAGAATAGAGGCTGAAGAAGCTGCTTTAAACGGAACAACTGTAGAAGAAGCTACCGTTAAAAAATCTTTTGCTGGTTTTGCAGAAGGAAGATCTAAGTAATGTACGAGCAAAGTTTATACAGTGTAGTTGAAGACCATATAAAGCCAAAAGTTTTAAAAAGACTTAATAGGCTTAAAAAATGGAAATATGGTTATGATAAAGATCATGATGTAGTTGTTATAAGTAAGACTGGTCAAATAGGGGAAATCTATGAGATACAGAATTTAAAAATAGCGTTACCATTAGCTGAAAATATTTACAAGAGATCTACTAAGGAAAAAGATCAGTATTGGCAACCATTTGAATACCCAACTGAACTTAAAAGAATCAAAAGTGTTTTTGAGTGGAATGATTATCCTGAAAATTTTAAAGAAAAGTGGTATGAATATATTAACGAAGAGTTTGTTAAACGCGAAGAAGGCTTTTGGTATTACAATAAAGGCGTTCCTACTTATGTTACTGGTACTCACTACATGTACTTGCAGTGGACCAAGATTGATGTTGGGAGGCCAGATTTTAGGGAATCAAACAGATTATTCTATATATTCTGGGAAGCTTGCAAGGCAGATACAAGATGCTACGGACTGTGCTACCTTAAGAACAGACGCTCAGGCTTCTCTTTTATGGCTTCGTCAGAGACGGTTAACCAGGCAACAATATCAAGAGACGCTAGGTTTGGTATATTATCTAAATCAGGAGCTGACGCGAAGAAAATGTTTACCGATAAAGTGGTACCCATATCAATCAACTATCCGTTCTTTTTCAAACCAATACAGGATGGGATGGAGCGCCCAAAGACAGAACTCTCGTACAAATTACCGTCAAAGAGACTTACAAGAAACTCGATTAAGGAAACCAGTGAGGAACTCCAGGACGGTCTCGACACCACGATCGACTGGAAGAACACGGGGGACAACTCGTATGACGGAGAGAAACTTAAGCTCCTCGTCCACGATGAATCGGGTAAGTGGGAAAGGCCAGACAACATCCTCAACAACTGGCGAGTCACGAAGACAACGCTAAGATTAGGTAGAAAAATAGTAGGTAAGTGTTTAATGGGATCTACTTCAAACGCATTAGAAAAAGGTGGAGGGAATTTTAAAAAGCTATACGAATCATCGGATGTCACACAAAGAAACCGCAATGGACAGACTAGCTCAGGACTATATAGTTTGTTCATACCTATGGAATGGAACTACGAAGGATACATTGATATGTATGGCGCACCTGTCTTCGACACTCCGAAAAAACCAATAAAAGGTATTGATGGTGAAAATATAGATTTAGGCGTCATATCTCATTGGGAAAACGAAGTTGATGGTTTAAAAGACGACCAAGATGGTTTAAATGAATATTATCGTCAGTTCCCAAGAACAGAAAAGCACGCTTTTAGAGACGAAGCTAAAGAATCATTGTTTAATATTGCTAAAATATACGAACAAATAGATTATAATGAAGACTTACGTAACACTAATGTTGTTACGCAGGGTAATTTTCAGTGGGAAGGTGGGATTAAAGATACTAGGGTATTGTTTGTACCAAACAAAAGTGGCAGGTTTTTAGTCAGTTGGGTTCCCTCGGCTAATCTACAAAATAGATATTATTTAAAAAATGGTTCTAAATATCCAGGAAACGAGCACTGTGGTGCTTTTGGTTGTGATAGTTATGATATATCTGGAACAGTTGACGGTAGAGGATCTAAAGGTGCTTTACACGGTTTAACTAAATTTTCTATGGAAGATGTTCCACCTAATTTGTTTTTTTTAGAATATATATCAAGACCACAAACAGCTGAAATATTTTTTGAAGATGTTTTAATGGCTTTAGTTTTTTATGGCATGCCAATATTAGCTGAGAATAACAAACCTAGATTATTATATTATTTAAAAAGAAGAGGTTACAGAGGGTATTCAATGAATAGACCGGACAAGGTTTTACATAAATTATCTGTAACTGAAAGAGAAATAGGTGGAATACCTAACTCAAGTGAAGATATAAAGCAAGCTCATGCAGCTGCTATTGAAGATTATATAGAAAATTACGTTGGTTTACTTCAAGATGGCACTTATGGAAATACTTATTTTCAAAGAACATTAGAAGACTGGGCTAAATTCAATATAAATAACAGAACAAAACACGATGCATCTATAAGCTCTGGTTTAGCAATGATGGCATGTAATAAAAATAGATACACACCTGTGGCTAAAAGAACTGTTTCTAAGGTATCATTAGGTTTTAGAAAATATAATAACACGGGAGTAAATTCAAAAATAATATAAATAAATGGTCTATACTACTAATAATAGCATCTTTCCAGATCAGGTGGTACCTGAAGAAGAAAAGAAATCATTTGAGTATGGTTTAAAAGTGGGTAATGCTATTGAACAAGAATGGTTTAGAAACAACAGCGGCCAAAATAGGTTTTCTTATAATTTTCAAAACTTTAATAGACTAAGGCTGTACGCTAGAGGTGAGCAGCCTATACAAAAATATAAAGATGAATTGTCTAACAACGGCGATTTGTCTTATCTTAATTTAGACTGGAAACCTGTTCCTGTATTATCTAAGTTTGTAGATATAGTGGTAAATGGTATGACTGAAAAAGGTTATGAAATAAAATCATTTGCTTCTGATCCTTTTGCAACGCAACAGCGCACCGATTTTGCTTTTAATGCCTTAAGAGATATACAGCAAAAAGAAAACATAGAGCAGTTAGCAAAGTTAACTGGTAAAAATTTTTATGCATCTGCAGATCCTGAAAGCTTACCTAGTGATCCAGCTGAGTTGGATTTATATATGCAACTTAACTACAAGCAAAGTGTTGAGATTGCTGAAGAAGAGCTAATAAGTAATGTATTAGACTACAATAAGTTTAGTGAAATTAAAAAAAGATTAGCTTACGATTTAACTGTTCTGGGTATTGCTGCTAGTAAAACTAGTTTTAATTTATCAGAAGGAATAACAATTGATTATGTTGATCCGGCTAATCTAGTTTACTCAGCAACTGATGATCCTAATTTTGAAGACATTTATTATGTTGGCGAAATTAAAAGCTTAACTTTGTCTGAAATAAAAAGATTATTTCCAGACTTAACTGATAGTGAATTAGAGCAAATACAAAAATATCCTGGACGTCAAAACTACGCAAGAAGTGATTGGCAAGTTCAAAGCGATCCAGAACAACACCAGGTTTTATTTTTTGAATATAAGACGTATCAAGATCAAGTTTTTAAAATAAAACGAACAGAACAAGGGCTAGAAAAAACATTAGAAAAACCAGATACATTTGATCCCCCAGCTAGCGATAATTTCGAAAGAGTATCAAGATCTATAGAAGTTCTTTATACTGGAGCAAAAGTTTTAGGCATGGGCGATACTATGCTAGAGTGGAAGCTTTCTGAAAATATGACTAGACCACTTGGTGATACTACTAAGGTTAATATGAATTATTGTATTTCAGCACCTAGAATGTATCAAGGTAGAATAGAGTCGCTAGTTAGTAGAACAACTGGATTTGCTGATATGATTCAAATTACGCATCTTAAACTGCAGCAGGTGTTAGCTAGAATGGTTCCAGATGGTGTTTACGTGGACGTTGACGGTTTGGCTGAAGTTGACTTAGGTAATGGAACAAATTATAATGCTTCTGAGGCTCTTAATATGTATTTTCAAACAGGAAGCATAGTAGGTAGATCTTTAACTCAAGATGGAGAATTAAACAGAGGTAAAGTACCTATTCAAGAGTTACAAAGTTCATCTGGTATATCAAAGATACAGGCAATGATACAAACGTATCAATACTACTTGCAAATGATTAGAGATGTAACTGGATTAAATGAAGCTAGAGATGGAAGCACACCAGATAAAAACGCGTTAGTAGGTTTACAAAAACTAGCTGCAGCAAATTCAAATACAGCAACTAGACACATACTCCAATCTTTAATGTATGTTACAGTAAGAACATGTGAAAACATCAGCTTAAGAGTTAGTGATATGCTTCAGTTCCCTTTAACCAAACAAGCTTTAATTAGTAGTATAAATAGTTTCAATGTAGCTACGTTGAGTGAAATCGACGAGTTACACATGCACGAGTTTGGTATATTTTTAGAACTAGAACCTGAAGAAGAAGATAAAGCTCAATTAGAAAAAAGTATACAAATAGCTTTACAAACTCAAAGCATTGGACTAGCTGATGCTATAGATATACGCCAGATTCAAAACATTAAGTTAGCAAACGAGCTTTTAAAATCTAGACAGAAAAAGAAAGCAGAGGCAGAGCAAGCGGCTCAAATGGCTAATATTCAAGCACAAGCTCAAGCTAATGCCGAATCAGCTGAAAAAGCAGCTGCAGCAGAAGTACAGAAGCAACAAGCATTGGCTCAAACAACTGTTCAAATAGAGCAAGCTAAATCTCAAATGGAGATACAGCGCATGGAGCAAGAAGCGTTTATCAAAAAACAATTAATGGCAGAAGAGTTTCAATATCAATTAAGGTTAGCAGAATTGAATATGCAAGCTCAGAAAAATAAAGAAGCCGAAATAGAAGATCGCAAAGATAAAAGAGTTAGAATACAAGGAACTCAACAAAGTGAACTTATAGATCAAAGACAAAATGATCTACTGCCTAAAAACTTTGAATCATCAGGTAACGACAACTTAGATGGCTTCGGTTTAGAGCAATTTACCCCAAGATAGGGATTATTAATTTTTATTATATTATATTATGTCAGTAGAAGTAAAAAAAGAAGGAGAGTTTAAATTAAAAAAGAAAACTCCAACAATTAAAGGTCAGGGAAATATTATTCCTGAAATTACTAAAGTAGATTTAAGTAAACCACCTAAAACAGAAGAAGATGCCGTTCAAGTCGGAGAAACAAAAGAAGTGGCTGATGATAAACGAGCCGGAGATTTACAAAAAGTGGAAAAAGAAGTACGGGAGCAGCCCAGTGTCGATGCTAAAATCGATCTGTCGGAGGTAAGCGACTCTCCATTAGAATTAATAGAAGATGAAAGTAGTGAGCCTGAAGAGGTCAGAATGGTTGGAGGCACTGAAATTACCGACGCCACACCGGAACAAAAAGAAGTATTACCGCAAGCAGAAACACAAGTCTTACCAGAAAATGTAGATAAGCTAATTAGCTTTATGCAAGAAACTGGCGGAACCATTGAAGATTATGCTAGGTTAAATGCTGATTACAGCAATGTAAGCGGTGAAGCACTATTAAAAGAATATTATAAACAAGCTAAACCACATCTTGATTCAGAAGAAATTCAATTTATAATTGAAGATTCTTTTAATTATGATGAAGATTTAGACGAAGCGAGAGACATTCGTAAGAAAAAACTCGCTTATAAAGAAGAAGTTGCAAAAGCTAAAGGCTATTTGGACTCGCTCAAAGATAAATACTACGCAGAAATCAAGTTGAGACCTGGCGTAAATCAAGAGCAGCAAAAAGCTATGGACTTTTTCAACCGATACAACGAGGAGCAAGCAGTAAGTAAAGCTAATCACGAGAAGTTTCTAAACCAAACTAAAGAAATTCTTAACGACGACTTCAAAGGTTTTGATTTTAAAGTCGGAGAGAGTAAATTTAGATACGGTGTTAAAGATCCTTCAAAGGTTGCTGAAAACCAAGGCGATATTTCTAATTTTATCAAGACGTTCTTGAATGACAAAGGAGAAATAGTAGACGCTAAAGGTTATCATAAGGCTTTATACGCGGCTAGAAATGCTGATACCATAGCAAATCACTTTTATGAGCAAGGTAAAACAGATGCTATTAAAAGTCAAATTGCTAAATCTAAAAACATTGTTACAGAACCTAGAAAAACTCAAGATGGTAATGTATTTGTTAATGGAATGAAGGTAAAAGCAATTAGCGGGCAAGACTCTTCAAAACTTAAAATACAAACAAGAAAATTTAACAATTAAAAATTAAACTATTATGGGAACATTAACCCCTACGTTTGGCTCGATCATTCCATCGCAGTCACAACAATTACTGCAGTCTAACTACCTTCAGTTTACTAATTCAGCTGGAGATAACTTTTCTGACTTTGCACAACAGTATTTACCTGAGATCTACGAACAAGAAGTAGAGCGTTATGGAAACAGAACTTTATCTGGATTCTTACGTATGGTTGGAGCTGAAATGCCAATGACATCAGATCAAGTTATTTGGTCAGAACAAAATCGTTTACACATTGCATATGACAACTGTACTAATGATGATGCTAACAACATTGTAATTCCAGTCGGTGGTACACAAGCAGACGGAACTTTAATTCAAAACGTAATTTCTCCCGGACAAACTATCGTTCTTATGGATGCTGCTGGCGTTGAATTAAAAGCTGTTGTTACTTCTTCAAATCCAGGTACTGGTGCTTTAGTTGTAGCTCCTTACACCGCCGCTAACACCGCTGCGCTTGGTGCTACCGTAAAAATCTTTGTATACGGTTCTGAATTTAACAAAGGATCTCAAACTTCTAGCTGGGATGGTTCTGCTGGAGCAATCACGGGTACTACAAACATCAGTGTTGATCCTACGTTTACTCAATACAGCAATTCTCCAATTATTATTCGTAATGGATATTCTATCAATGGATCTGACATGTCGCAGATTGGATGGGTAGAAGTAGCCACTGAAGACGGAACATCTGGATATTTGTGGTACTTAAAAGCTGAATCAGAAACCCGCTTGCGTTTTGAAGATTACTTAGAAATGAGTGTTGTAGAAGGAGAACTTGCTGCTGCAGGATCTGGAGCATTAGCTGGAGGATTCAAAGGTACACAAGGTTTATTTGCCGCTATTGAAGCTCGTGGAAATGTTGAAGTTGCATTTAGTACAGCTACTGGATTAGATGACTTTGATAATATCTTAGCTAACTTAGACACTCAAGGAGCTATTGAAGAAAACATGTTATTTTTAAACCGTGCTACTTCATTAGAAATCGACAATATGTTGGCTAATGTATCTGCTGGCTCTGCTGGTGGTACTGCTTACGGTTTGTTTGAAAACTCTGAAGAAATGGCTTTAAATCTTGGATTTAGCGGTTTCCGTAGAGGATCTTATGATTTCTACAAGACTGACTGGAAATACTTAAATGACGCGTCTACTCGTGGAGCAACAACAGGTGTATCTTCTATCGAAGGTGTATTAGTACCCGCTGGAACTTCTACAGTATATGACCAAATTTTAGGAACTAACATTCGTCGTCCATTCTTACACGTACGCTATAGAGCTTCTCAAACAGAAGATCGTCGTATGAAGTCTTGGTTGACTGGATCTGCTGGTGGTGCTTTCACCTCTAGTTTAGATGCAATGGAAGTTAACTTCTTATCTGAAAGATGTTTAGTGGTACAAGCTGCTAACAACTTTGTATTGTTCAAAGGAGTGTAATTACTCTGGTAGGTTTACCCTCGTTGAACTGACGGGGGTAATTCTTACCTTTATTAAACTATTTAATTATATTATATCATGGCTAAAAAACAAACAATCCAAGACGATTCTTGGGAAATAAAAGACAGAACTTATTTAACTACAGGCGTAAACAAACCGTTGACATTAAAAATTCCATCAAAACATTCCGCTAGACACGCTCTTTTGCATTTTGATGAAAAAACAAACGAACAACGTGAATTAAGGTATGCAACTAACCAAAACTCACCATTTAAGGATGAGCAAAAAGGAGAAGTAACCTTAGGTCATATTGTTTTTGCAAACGGTTCTTTATTTGTACCAAAAAGAAATCAAGTTCTTCAAAAAATATTATCGTTGTATCACCCGCTTAGAGGTAAAATATACTCAGAGCTAGATGTTGTAGAAGAAGCTAAAGATGAATTATTCGAGTTAGAATTAGAAATCAATGCACTTAACGTGGCTCAAAACATTGATGTAGATCAAGCTGAAGCGATTCTTAGAGTAGAGATCGGATCTAAGGTATCTGAGATGAGTTCTAAGGAGATTAAAAGAGATTTATTACTCTTTGCTAAGAACAACCCGAAGCTGTTCATTACGCTGGCTAATGATGACAACGTACAATTAAGAAACTTTGCTATTAGAGCGACTGAAGCTAAGATAATCAAACTAGCTGATGACCAAAGAACATTTACTTGGGCTTCTAACGGTAGAAAACTAATGACTGTTCCTTTTGATGAAAATCCATACTCAGCTATGGCTTCATTCTTTAAAACGGACGAAGGAATACAAGTGTTCCAGTCTATAGAGAAAAAACTCTCTTAACATGTAATATTATAAAGGGAGGTGTAATGCCTCCCTTTATTTTAATAAAAATAACAAATGGCTATAAATGTAAATACAGTATATCAAACTGTCTTAATGATACTTAATAAAGAACAACGTGGTTATATGACACCAACCGAGTTCAACAAAGTAGCTACGCAAGTTCAGTTAGAAATATTTGAAAAATATTTTGATGATCTAAATCAGCAACTACGTGTGCCTCAGGCAGATACAGACTACGCTGATAGACAAGAAAATATAGACGAAAAAATAGCTATTTTTAAAACATTTGGTAACGCTAACTATGTTACTGTAAATCCATCTCTTTCTTACTTTAATTTACCATCTGTAGACAGCTATGGAGAAGCTGTTTCTTTTTATAGAATTGGTAACGTTATGTATGATAACGAAAAAATAGTACAAAGATTAGATCGTCATGATTTCTCTTATGTAAATAGATCTAAACTAACAAAACCAACAACTTTAAATCCCGTGTATCTTTACGAGAATCAAAAGCTTTTTGTAAAACCAACTAGCATAACCAGCAATATACAAGTTGATTACGTTAGAAAACCTAAAGATGTCATATGGGGCTTTACAACTGGTAACTTAGGGCAATACATTTGGAATGAAAACCCATATACAGGTGTTGGCTCCACTGGATCCACAAGCTTTGAATTACACGAATCAGAGCAATCTGAAGTAATATTAAAAATATTAATATATGCTGGCATAGTAATAAGAGATCCACAAATAGTGCAAGCAGCTGCAGCGCAAGTTCAAGCTGATGAAATAAATAAAAAAAGCTAAAAACAGATGGCTAAACCTAACAATGGCTTAATAACCGAAACTAACGCTCAATACTACGCTGGTTCTCAGACATTTGTTGCTAATGGCGTTAACAACTCTTACACAACAACGTTTAACACTGATCTAATTTTTGGTAATTACGATCCAGCGCAAGCTGGTTATAACTTAAATAATTTTAAATTGTACTCAAGCGCTACCGGTGCTCCAAATACTTTTTTAGAATATTTTAACGAATATACTGTATCTGGAAACGTTATAACTATAACCAACACTCCCAACGAAGACACTTGGTTTGTTGTGCAGTTATTAAATGAGTACGGAGGTGAATACGGCAGTAGAGACGCTTTCGGCAGAACGGTAGAAGAAAACTACGGAGGTTATTCTTATACCACACTAGAAGACGTTATAACAAATTTTATGATTGGTTACGTTGGAGCTGGAAAACTAATACCAAGCGCTAAGACAACCGATGTAATGTTTTTTGCAAAAAGAGGACTTCAAGAATTTAGTTACGATACTTTAAGAAGTATAAGAAAACAAGAGCTTACTGTTCCTTACAACTTAAGCATACCCTTGCCGCAAGATTACGTTAATTACGTTAACGTTTCTTGGATTGACAACCAAGGTATTAAACATATTATATATCCTACTACATTAACTACAAACCCTTATTCTACACCTACACAAGATAATCAAGGAATCGCTATACAGGATAATAACGCTGAAAACATCGAAGGTACTTCTATGACAGAAGAAAGATGGGCTGATAATGACTTAAAATATCTTAAAACCGCACAAAGCAATTTAACTGGATTATTGCTTTCCGATGGGCTTGGTTATGAAGGCATGTATGGAGATAATTATTATGGGCAGAGATACGGGCTACAACCTGAAACAGCTCAAATAAACGGATGGTTTACAATAAACGATAGAGATGGTAAAATGTCTTTTTCAAGCGACTTGTCTGATAAAGTAATTATACTAGAATACATAACAGATGGTTTGGCTTATGATAGCGACATGAAGATACCTAAGTTAGCTGAAGAAGCATTATACGCTCATATAAGCCACGCTATCATAGCTTCAAGAATAAATCAACCTGAATACGTGGTGCAAAGATTAAGACGCGAAAGAAGTGCTAAACTAAGAAATGCAAAAATTAGATTATCTAACATAAAGTTAAATGAGTTTGTTCAAATAGCGAGAGGTAAATCTAAGTTTATTAAATACTAAATTAAATGGCAGAAGTTAAAAATGCTTTTATTAAGTCTAAAATGAATAAAGACCTGGACGACAGATTGTTACCTCCAGGTGAATATCGTGATGGACAAAATATACAAGTTAGCAAGTCAGAAGGCGAAGACGTAGGTGCTTTAGAAAACGCAGTAGGTAATTTACCAGCCGTTAACTCTGAAAACCAAAGTGTAGATTTTAGTGTTTTAGCTGGATTAAGTCCTGGAGCATTAAAGTCTATAGGTGTCTATGCTGATACAAATACTTCTACTATATATGTTTTTTTAACTGATTACACTGAAGAATCTATAAATAATATAACTTATTCTTCTACTGCTAACAATTACATATACTCTTACAATACGCTTACTTTACAGACTAGTAAAATAGCTGAGGGATCTTTTTTAAACTTTTCTACAACAAATCCAATATACGGTATAAATGTTTTAGAAAACTTATTATTCTGGACTGATAATAGAAATCAACCAAGAAAAATAAACTTAGATTTAGCCAACAATGGTCTTTATTACACTTCTGAAGATTTAATATCTGTAGCTAAGTATAATCCTTATCAAGCTATAAACTTATATTACAATGCTCCAGAACTTAGTGGAGCGCCAGCTAGCTCATACCAAGATGTTACATCTGAATTTCTTCCAGATGGAACTACTGCAAATCCTTTTTACAATTCAGATTGGCCTGGAGACAAAGATTACTTAAAAGATAAGTTTGTAACTTTTAGTTATAGGTTTAAGTTTACTGATGGAGAATATTCTATAATGGCTCCATTTACACAAGAGGCATTTATTCCAAAACAAGATGGTTATTTTTTAGGCGAAAATGAAGAAGAAACTTATAGAAGTACTATAGTTAGGTTTATGGAAAACAAAGCTAATGACGTAAAGCTTTTTATTCCATTACCTTACCAAGCAGACAAACTTAATAATTTACTTGGCGTTGAAGCTATAGATATACTTTATAAAGAATCAGATTCTTTAGCTGTTAAAGTTTTAGACACAGTTCCTAATTCAACTTTCTCTTATGAAGAAAATAAAAAAGATAAAAACACTACGTTGTTTTATGCATATGATTACCAATCAAGAAAACCATACAAGACACTTCCAGAAAGCGAAATAATAAGAGTTTATGATAAAGTACCTGTTAGAGCTTTAGGGCAGGAAGTAATAAGCAATAGAATCGTATATAGCAATTTTCAAGATAAGCATACTCCTCCGGAAACAATGGATTATGATGTTGCTGTTACACCTAAAGATGAATTCAATTTAAACGGAAACAAGGCAACACACACAACTAGTGCTGTTGAATATCCAATGCATACTGTAAAACAAAATCGCAATTATCAAGTTGGTTTTGTTTTGTCAGATAGATATGGTAGACAATCTACAACTATTATTTCGCCAGTTAGTGCAGAAACAAAACAAGATGAAAATATAACATTTGGTGGATCTACTTTTTTCCATCCATACGCTGCTAACCCAGGCATTGGAAACAACAACGTAAACAGTTGGGCTGGTGATTCTTTGAAAGTGTTAGTAAATCAAGCTATACCTTCTGATGAACCTAATCTAAGCACAGGTTGGCCTGGTCTTTACAATGGAGATCCAAGCAGTCCAAAATACAACCCATTAGGATGGTATTCTTATAAAATTGTTGTAAAGCAAACAGAGCAAGAATATTATAATGTTTATTTACCTGGTATATTAGATGGTTATCCAGATTTTGGATCTCAACAAATTCCTCCAGATGCAGAAGACACCATCGCACATATAACGCTTATTGGAGATAATATTAACAAAGTACCTAGAGATTTAACTGAAGTTGGTCCAGAACAAAGACAATATAGAAGTGACGTTAAGCTCTACGGTAGAGTTTCTCCTGAAAGAGCCGTTGCGCCTTTATTTACAGTTCCTTACTATCCTCAAACAAACTATCAAGAGCCTGTAGCTATAGCAGAGCAAGATTACATATTCGCTGATGCTCCTACTGATGCGCCTTATGGAACTATATATCAATCTGATTCAGATCCTTATATCGCCAGGTTAACCCAAGGTGACGTGTCTACAACTGTTGGATCGAATTTACCAATACCAATAGGATCACTACAGACAACAGGTAATCCAGGAGCTGCGTATAATATACTTTTAGGTGTGTTTGAAACAGACCCAACCACCTCATTATTAGATATATTTTGGGAAACATCGTCTACTGGACTTATTTCTGATTTTAATGAGTCAGCCGGATTAACAGGTAACTCAGATGGTTGGTATAACTTTGAGTTTAATCAAACAGAAGCAACCGAACAAGGGCAAAATGCTACAAC